GTCATCTGGACCGGCCCAATTGATGAATACTTCGGGCATTGCCTCGGCCCTCTGCCGTATCGGTCGATGTACTTTCACCGAATGCATGGCGAGGTGTCGTGGCCATGGGAAACGGCCACGCTGAACCAGCCATCGCTCGAGGTTGAATGCACGCGCCTCACGCACTGGGGAGTGCTGAACGGAACTCCAAACGCTTTCATGGACATCACAATGGAATGGCCAACTGAAGAAGGCGAGCCATTCTATCCGATCCCGGCGCCAGAAAACCGCGCTCTCTACAAGCGCTATGAAGCGCTCGCCGATGCGGAGACGAACGTCACCTTTCTTGGCCGCCTTGGCTCCTACCAATATCTCAACATGGATCAGGTCGTAGGCCAGGCGCTGATGGTGTCTGAGCGCTTGCTGGGCTCAAACCCCGCACGCAACTAACGGCCCGCAAAATCCTCTGCGATGCGCAATCCGCGCAGTCGAGGATTTTATGTCGGGCGATACTCCAGCCGTTGCAGATACCAGCGCCGCAGATGCGGCCGATGTTGCATTGTTGGATGACGCCGCGCCGGCGGAAACCGCAAAGCCTGCTGATAGCGCAGCGGCCACCCCGGCAGAAACACCTACAGAATCCAAGCCGGATGGCGATAAGCCGTCTGGCGACGATGCAGCGAAGGGCGACGACGCTCCTTCACTGCTAGCCGACGACGACGAAGGCACTCCTGAAAAGAAGGCGGACGGCCAAGCCGACGCTGACGACAAGGGCAAGTCGCCGGAGACGTATGAGGCTTTTACGCTTCCTGAGGGCGTTGCCCTGGACGAAACGCTGCTCGCGAAAGCGACGCCAGTGTTCAAGTCCATTGGCGAAGGCCTGAAGCAGGAAGACGCGCAAAAGCTGGTGACGCTTTTCGCGGAAGCGCAAGCAGAAGCCGCGGCTCAACAAGTCGCGGGATTCAATCAGGTCAAGAAAGACTGGGCCGCTGAAATCAAGGCGGATCAGGATTTCGGCGGTGAAAAGCTGCCGCAAACGCTGGGCGCCGCGAAAGCTGTGCTCGGCAAATACGGCGACAAAGCACTCCTCAACGATCTGAAGGAATGGGGCTGGGCCAATCACCCCGGCCTTATCCGCATGCTCGCTCGCGTCAACGCGCACCTCTCCGAAGACCACCTCGTAACCGCCGACGCCACCAGCCAGTCCGAGCCTAAGAGCCCGGCTGAACGGCTGTGGCCCGGCATGTTCCAAAACAATCAGGAGACATAAGCCATGGCCGTCGTTGGGAACGACGTTTTCACGTTGGCGGAGTACAAGACCCGTACTAACGCCGACGGCAAAGTCCAAGCCATCGTTGAGTTGCTCGATCGCCAAGACGAGATGCTCGACGATATTCCGTGGATGACCGCAAACCTTCCGGATCGTCACAAGACGACGGTTCGCGCCGGCTTGCCGACTATCGGTCACCGCCGCTTCAACAAGGGCATCGCCGCCACGCGCTCGGCAACCGCGCAAGTCGAATTCAATATGTGCCAAGCTGCGGCGCGTACTGAACTTGACGTCGACCTTGCCAATCTCGGCGGCAACCCAGGCGCCGTGCGTCTGTCGGAAGCCCGTCCGCACATGCAGGCGATGGCGCAAACGGTCGCCGACACGATCATCTATGGTGATCCGGTCGCCAACCCTTCGACCGATGACGACAAGGTTGCGGGCCTGCACTACTACTTCAAGGACAACACCACCGCCAACACCAAGGACCACGTGATTTCGGCCGCCGGCTCGGGCTCCGATCTCTCGTCGCTTTGGATCGTGGCCTGGGGCGAAGACACGGCTTGCGGCATCGTTCCGCCGGGCCTGCCGATGGGTCTCCAGCACCGCGATCTCGGCGAAGGCGACGCGTTCGATAGCAACAACTATCGCTTCCGCGCTTTCATGGACGAGTACAAGTGGAACTATGGCCTGTGCATCCGCGACTGGCGCGCGATCGTCCGCATTTGCAACATCGACGTTTCTGACCTCGTCAGCACCGTCGCCAACCAGCAAGCGCTGACGAACTATGTGATCCAGGGTCTGTCGAAGATCCCGTCACAGTATCGCAGCCGCGCTCGCATCTACGGCAACTCGACCGTTCTCACCGCGTGGGAATTGGGCGTGCGCGCCGATGTGAAGGCCGGTGGCGGGTTCACGTTCGAAAATCATGGTGGTCAGCAAGTCACTTCGTTCCGTGGCTGCCCTGTCCGCACGTCGAACGCCATCACCGTCTCTGAAACCACGATCAACTAAGGAGTAGGCGATTATGATCGACAATAAGCTCGTCTTCGCCGACTCGATGGTCCTGACCTCGGGTGCGGTGTCGAACTTCACCTCCACGAACGTCCTCGACATGGGGCCGCTCGCTTCTGGCAACCTCTATCGCAATCTCGGCGCGTCCGAGTTGTTCCTGATCACGCGCCTTGAGTCGACCGCAACCTCAACTGGTTCGGCCACGCTCACGGTCAAACTGGTCGGCGACAACAACACGGGCATGACCTCGACGGCTCTCGTCGTGACGCAAGTCTCGACGCTGGCCGTTGCCTCGGCCACGGCTGGCCTCGTCTACAAGACGCCGCTGCCGCGCGTGAACATGGAGCGCTATCTGCAGGTGGAATACAACGTCGCCACGGCGCCGTTCTCCGCCGGCGGCACGGTGTCTTCGTGGCTCGCGATTGGCTCTGAGGGCGACTGGTACGCCTACAACCAAAACGCCAACGAGACGAACTCGTTCTAACGGAGAACCATCCATATGTCGGAATTGCCTCGCTATCGCTGCACGCTGGAAAAAGGTTTCCTGGCCAAGCCCACGGAAATCCTTTTTCCCAGCGGCCACGTCGGAGTCGGCGCTCGCGTCGAATACGGCGCGGAATTCAGCACCGAGCAAACGCCCGGCAAATGGATGGAGCCCATCAACGAGGCGGCGCGCAAGCGCGTCGCCGAGTTGGTGGAAACTGGCAAGCGTCGCAGCGAGGCGGCCGAACGAACCGTCTCGCTGTCGCCGCTGAAGCCGCCGAAGCAATCTGGCATGCGCGCGCTCACGGACACAGAGGCATTCCACTCGCCCGTCGTCACTGACGTTGTGCAGGCTGACACGCAACATGCCGCCCCGCGGCGTCGCAAGGCAAGCTAATGATTTTGACTGACGCGACCGGCATCTTCGTCGGCTCTCTGACCGATACCGCAAAGACTGCCGACTACATTGCGGTGATGAAGCCGACCGGCGCCGGCATCGTGGTTTCGAGCGCTGCGGCGTTCGGCTAACGGGAGGGCGCCACAATGGCATCCTCCACCACCCAGATCGCCAACCTAGCGCTCTCTAAGATCGCTCAGTTGCGGCTCGTCAACCTGTCCTCCAATGACGGCAACGAAGCGCGCTGGGCTAATGAACTCTATCCGCACGCGCGGGACTACGTCACCGAGCAGCCAGATATTCTGTGGCGCCATGCCAAGAAGACGCTGACGCTCGCTGAAACCACGAACGATCGCGATAGCGATTTTCAGTATGCGTATGAGCGTCCGAGCGACTGCCTGTCGTTTCGGTATCTCTTGCCGCGCTATGGCGCTTTTGATCCGCGCTATCCGATCCGGTTCGAGTGCGAGGGCGATGTCATCTATTCCGATGAAGCAACGGCGCGCGGCGTCTATGTGCGCCAGATTACCGACGTCACGAAGTTCGTTCCGTCCTTCACTGAGGCGGTCGCCTGGTACTTGGCGCATTTGATCTGCACGCCGCTTCGCATGGAGCGCACCCTTCTAGGAGAGACATTGCAGGGCTACCGCGGAGCACTGGCCCAAGCCATCGCCTGCGGCGCGGCTGAGCAAAACTATATCCTGACGGCCGACGAAGCCTCGCCAGACTGGATCACAGGCAGATAAGCTCATCATGGCCTATCGTCTTGCTCAATACGGATTCAGCGGAGGGGAGTGGGCGCCTGAGCTATTCGGGCGAACTGACCTCGAGAAGTACGCCCTTGCGCTCCTCCGCGCCAAGAACTGCCTCATCTCCAAGCCTGGCTCTATCGTCAATCGGCCCGGTCTCGAATTTGTTGGGGAGGTGCGTGACTCTTCGAAGTCGACGCGCATCGTGCCGTTCCAATTCAATACGGTCCAAACCTACGTGCTGGAATGGGGCGACGAGATCATGCGCCCGATCATGGATGCGGGCCAGATTCTGCAATCCTCGCAGAACGTTGTCTCGATTACACAGGCAAGCCCCGGTGTTGTCGAGATCACCGGCCACGGCTGGTCAAATGGCGACAAGGTGTTTCCAGACGCCATAGGCGGCATGACCGAGTTGCTGGATGGGCGCACGTTCACGGTGCGCAATGCGACAACCGACACGTTCACTCTGGAAGATATGTGGGGCGATGCGGTCGATACCTCGGCCTATACGGCTTACACCTCAGGCGGGACGTTCTCGCGGCTTTATCAGCTTGCGATGCCATACGATCACACTGAGATTTTCGACGTCGGCTATGATCAGACAGCCGACACGATGTTGCTGGCGCACCTTTCCTATGCGCCGCGGAAACTGACGCGGGCAGGGCATGCAAGCTGGTCTGTGTCTACGATTACGTTTGCGCCAACCTTGGCCGCGCCTACGAGCCCCAGCGCCACGGCGACGGTTGGCTCT